AAAAGTCACTTTTCAATGCCAATACTAGCAACACTAAGTGCACCTTTCTTTATCCATTGGTTTTTTAACTGGGANGAGGCCAAGTATCAATACTCTAAAAAAGGAGGCGATAAAAAATGTATGTAGCATTTGTTGAGGATGGAATAGTTTTAAAAAGAGGNNGNGATATTTGCATACTTAGAGACNNTACANGTACAAATGTATTTATACTTTCTGAAAATGTAGCCAATTATTTAAGAACTAGTAGTGATAATTATGAAATTTATCAGTTGGTTCCAATCAATAAAGGGGATATGGCAGTAAAAATCAATAAACAAAAAGAGCCCCAATCGTTTGCAGACGAATAGGGCAAATATTGAACAAAAAAACTCAAAAATTATTAACTAAGGAGAGTATATCAAAATGAACGATAAAATTCAAAATTTATTAATGGAACTTGTTAAAGAATGTCGGAAAGGAAAAGTTGCGATTGTTTTGTCAACTGTTGATTCAGAAATGATGGAAGCATCCAGTGTTTTACTTGCAGGTTCTTTGCCTGAACAAGCAATTGCATTTAGTGAATTATTTGAAAAATTTAAAGAGGAAGCACTTGCTCATGATTGTGATTGTCCGCAATGTAAACAAATAAAAGAATCATTTATTGGTGCAGAATCATCTTCAACTAAACAAAACAATGAGGAAAAACTAGATACATTGTTAAAAGATTTTTTACGAGGTGAGTTGTAATGATTGAAGTAAGAGGTTTAGGTAACGACATTTACGAATTAATGTTAGCAAACGCACATAATAACATTGTCCAATCTGTTCGGACATCTGCATCTTATGGCAATACAAGTTGTGTGGTAAGCAGTAAAGGAGCTACAAAACCATTTTTAGATCAATTACAAATACAAGGTGTCGATTATATCGAATTGGAAGATGAAAAAATAAAACTATTTTGGGAGGGGTTGTAATGCCTGAATTTGATTCGCTAGGGGCAAGACAAGAGCCACCCGAAGAAAAAGAAGTGTTAGAGCCAACGTGGGAATACGATGAGGAGGAAGACGAAAGATGATTCAATCTACTTTATCCATGAGCCATCAAGAATGGCTTGAGGATAGACGTAAAGGAATTGGAGGATCAGACGTTGCAACAATCTTAGGCTTGAATCAATATAAATCAGCTTATCAATTATGGCTAGAGAAAACAGGTCAAGTTGAGCTGAAAGATACAGAAAGCGAGCCAGCCTATTGGGGGAATGTTTTAGAAGAAGTTGTTGCGAAAGAGTTCCAAGAAAGAACAGGAAAAAAAGTTCGTCGTAGAAATCAAGTCTTCGAACATTCGCTCCATCCTTTTTTAAGAGCAAATATTGATAGAGAAGTGGTTAGAGAAAATGCCATTCTAGAATGCAAAACTGCAAATCAATTTTTAGCGAAGGAATGGGAAAGAGACGAAGTGCCGCTAAGTTATCTTTGCCAAGTTCAGCACTATATGAATGTTTTGAATAAAGACTATTGTTATATTGCAGTTTTAATTGGTGGTCAGAAATTTATTTGGAAACGAGTAGAACGTGATCAGGAATTAATCGATGTACTGACCGAGCAATTAGTTGATTTTTGGGAAAATAACGTAATCAAAGGCGTTGAACCTATTATTGACGGAAGTAAGGCAACAGCTGACTTTTTAAAGGATAAGTATAGCGACATAGAAGAAACGCAAACTACTTTACCTGCTTCGTTTGACGAATTGATAGATCAAAAAAATGAAATGAAGAAAACCAAAAAAGAGTTGGATGTAGCTATTAGAAAAATTGAAAATGAAATAAAAAGCGAATTGGGAAAAAGAAATGCAAGCATTGGTATTACCAAAAAACATATTGTTGAATGGAAGGAAATACCTACTAAAAGATTGAGCAGTAAAAAGTTTGCTGAAAAATATCCTCAAATTGCAGAAGATGAAGAAATATATATGGTTACTACGCCACGAAGATTAATAGAAAAGGAGATTAAGTAGATGTGTAAAGTATGCCCAAGATGTAAAAGTAAAGTGAGAGATAAAAATTGGAAGTATTGTTCCATTTGTGGTTTGAAATTGAAGGAGGAAAAATAATAATGGCAACAAACGAAACCTTAAAAAATCAATTATCACAACAAAATCAAAAACAAGTTCCTGCGAATCAATTAGGTTTAAAAGGATTAATGAATACTCCTACTATGAAGCGGAAATTTGAGGAAGTTCTTCATGAAAATGCTAATGCTTTTATGTCAAATGTCATGACCTTAGTTTCTAATGATAGCTACTTGGCAGAAAGCGAGCCAATGTCTATTTTAAGCGGGGCTTTAACAGCTGCTACATTAAATTTAGGATTAGATAAAAATCTAGGTTATGCCTATCTCGTACCATTTAATACTAAAAATAAGCAGACTGGCAAATGGGAGAGGAAAGCCCAATTTATTTTAGGATATAAAGGGTATATTCAATTGGCTCAACGGTCAGGTAAATATAAAGCATTAAATGTTATTGAAGTCTACGAAGGAGAGTTACTGAGTTGGAACAGGTTAACGGAAGAATTTGAATTTGATCCAAATGGTAGACAATCAGACGATGTAATCGGATATGTTGGATATTTTGAACTATTAAATGGATTCAAGAAAACTGTTTATTGGACCAAACAAGAAATTGAAGCTCATCGAATCGCAAATAGCAAAGACAAAGAAAAAACAAAATTGAGCGGTGTCTGGGCTACAGATTATAATGCGATGGCTCGTAAAACAGTATTAAGAAATATGTTATCAAAATGGGGGATTTTATCCATAGAAATGCAAGAAGCGACAACTTCAGATGAAAAAGTTCAACAAATGCAAGAAGATGGAAATATTATTTCCGAAACGGAAGTAGAAGAAAATACTACGATGAAAACAGCAGAAGTAATTAATGAAGCTGATTCAGATTCATTGAATCAAACAGATTTATTTGATACTAAAAATCCACCATTAGAGTAAAGAAGGAGATGTTTAATTATGAAAAAAGCTCCGCGATATTGGTATGATGCGATGGATAAATTTTTTGTAGAAAAGAAGTTAGCTGAACATCCAGAGTTAGAGGAGAAATATTCAACTAATTATAGTAGTTTTAAAAGATTTTGTTACCTTGTAATGCAATACTATGGCTGGCAAGACATTGAACAACTTCAAAAAGAATTTGATAATGAAACATTTTTTAATATTAAGTTTAAGCGAATGTATCAAACTAATGTTAAAAAATGGAAAAAAATATCACAGGAAGTTTTTGAAAGAGATGCTTATACATGTAAATATTGTGGCAAAATTGGAGGAATACTTGAAGTAGATCATGTTATTCCATTTTCTAAAGGTGGTTCTGATGAATTAGATAATTTAGTTTGTGCTTGCAGAAAATGCAATAGACAAAAAAAGGATAAGACTTTAGAAGAATTCGAACGATGGAGGAAAAAACATGAATGATAGTTACTTTCCTCACGATAGCAATGCAAGAAATTCAGATAAATTAATTCCTGTAAGAATGAAGTATGGCGCAGAAGGATATGGCATCTATTTTATGATTTTAGAAAGACTCCGTGAAGAGAAGAACTACATGAGTATCAGAGATTACAATACGTTAGCCTTTGATCTTCGTGTAGATACCTCAAAAATAAAGGCTATAGTTGAAGATTTTGGGTTATTTACCTTCACCGAAGATGGTGAGTGTTTTTACTCCGAAGGATTCAACAAGCGCATGGAGTATAAAGATGCAAAATCAAAAAAGCGATCAGAAGCAGGAAAAAAGGGTGCAGCTAAAAGATGGCAACAAAATAGCAAAGCTATAGCAATGCCATTAGATGAAAATAGCATTGCTAAAAATGCTAATGCGATTGCTAAAGAAAAAAATAGCAAGGAAAGGAAAGAAAAGGAAAGTAAAGTAAATAAAAGTAAAGTAAACAAAAAAGAAACAGAAAGTTGCATCAATCCGTCGTCACCTGAAACGTCGGTTGAAAAAGCATTCTTTGAAGAGCCGTTAGGTGAAGAAAAGCTAACGGAGTTAATCCGCTATTATTCACAGAATGTAAGTCCTGCTACTCCTGTTAATATCACTGATTTACAATATGATCTTGCTGATTTTGACGGAGACCTCGAGTTATTGAAAGAGGCTGTTAATATCTGTGCTAGAAATAATGAACGAAGATATAGCTATTTTGCTGGTATTTTGAAAAATTGGCGAGCAAATGGTGTAAAAACATATGCTGATTATCTAAATAACGAGAGAGAACGAGCAGATAAAAAAACACAAAATAAGCAATATCAAAATAAACCTGTTCGGCAAGAAAAGGTGCCTGAATGGATGAATCAAGCGAACGGTGAAGAAGAAAAACTATCACCAGAAGAACAAGCTGAATTTGAAAGACAAATGCAAGAATTGTTGGGAGGATAAAAACATGGATGAATTAGTTAAATTAGTGGAAGAATGGGCGAAAGAAAAGCGTTTAGATAAAGCGGAACCCGAAAAGCAAATGTTAAAAGTGATTGAGGAAGTCGGAGAAGTTGGCGCTGCATTAGCAAGAAACAACGAAAACGACCTAAGAGATGGTATTGGGGATGTGGTTGTGACGTTAATTATTCTCGCTATGCAAAATAACATGGACTTATACGAATGCTTAAATCAAGCATATAGCGAAATCAAAAATCGCCAAGGGAAAATGGTAAACGGAGTATTCGTCAAAGAAGCCGATTTGTAAGGTTCGAGGTGGAAGAGATGCGAATTATTCTACCGGTTGAACCTAAGCCACAAAGTCGTCCAAGATTCGCAAGACGTGGAAATTATGTTCAAACCTACGAAGATCGAGCGATGAAAGAATACAAAAATCAAGTAAAGAATTATCTTCGTAAATCAAGAGCAAAGTTGATTGAAAAAGGGCCAATTTCCGCACATGTGACGTTTTACATCCATCCGCCTAAATCAGCTCTAAGCAATAAACAAAAGCGATTAAAGGTAAATATGGAGCGAATGTATTGTGATAAAAAGCCCGATTTGGACAACTATTTCAAAGCAGTGACAGATGCTGCTGAAGGTATTTTATATAAAAATGATGGTCAAATTGCTGTGATGGTTTGCCAAAAACTGTATAGCATGCGACCACGAACAGAAATTGAAATTATGAGTTTGGAGGAAAAGGAATGACGAAAAACAAACTCAGAGAAACAAAAAGAGCCATTCGTCAGAGAATTCTTTTTTTGACTGGTGATGATGAATCGTGGATGAATAATCCAGAAATCGTGGAAGAGGTCCAGAGATTATCAAAACGACTGAATTCTAACCTTATAAACGATAAGCGACCATTACCAAAATTAGAGCCTGACAAGCTGACGAAAGAAGAATATCAGCACTTATTAGACTTAGGTTATCAAGTAAACGATATTAAGAAAGCTCTCGGACTGGGAACAACCACATTTCAAAACTGGCGAAAGGCAAACGGCATAGAAAACATAATTAAGCGAAAAGAAAATAACAAAGTAGAGGAGACAAAACACATGAAATTTAATTTAAATACAGCAACGTTACTTATTTCAGGAAATTTTGGAGTAAAAGCAGAGGAATGTTTAACGATCTCAAAAAGCGGTCTGGCTTTAAGTGGTCCAGTAGTTCAACGATTGAACAAACCAGAATGGGTTCAACTGTATTTAGACGAACAAAACAAAGCGTTATTTGTTTTACCATGTGTGGCAACTGCGGAAGGTGCAAGAAGTTGTGTAAGTCCTAAGGCAAATAAAAAAACGGGCTATCGAAAAAGCTGGAATGGTCACGTGTTAAAAAAAGCTGCCGAAGTTGGAGGGTTTAACATTGAAACAGATGTTTGCCATGTAAAACCAGAAGAAGTTGAAGGATATCCAAACGCTTTAGGATTCGATTTGACAAAGGCGGTCAAAGTGAATGGGTAAAACTAAATCTAAAATCAAAAAGAAAAAACGTAGACTAAAAGAAAAAGCTATTGCAAACGGCACATACAGCAAGCGAGGTAAAAGCGATGGTATGTATAAAATGCAAGGGACAGATGATTGTCTGGGAAAAAGATAGATTCGGCCATTCAAAAGCAACTTCTTGTCCGCTATGCAACAAAAGTGGGCAAGGTGTTGCGAAAAAGTTAGCTGAAATAAAGAAGAAATAAGCGAAAGGAGTGGAGGTTTGGTCGACCATAAAGAATTCTTTACTCCTTTGAAATGATGAATAGTTACCAAAAGAAAATGGTTAAAGTCATGAAAGACCTTTGTGGAAAAAGAAGTATGTACGATGTGTTTTTCGATTTTACTAAAATGTCAGCATGCAGTATTTCTAATGTTTTTGACAAAGTACATTTTGAAGAAAGAGAAAAATTGTATAAGTCTATTCAAGAGAAATACACCGAAGAAGAACAAGAAAAGTTCCATGAATTATTCGCTTTGCTAGTTGAAGCTTTAGAAGAGACCTCAACTGATATACTAGGCGAATTGTATATGGCTTTGGAAATTGCTAATAAAGATGTGGGTCAATTCTTCACACCATATAATGTAGCTCGTTTAATGGCAGAAATGAATTTTAATGAAAAGGATGAACAATTGAAAAATGGACAGCCAGTTGTTTTTTATGATCCTTGCATTGGTGGCGGTGTTACTCTAATTGCTTTAGCTAATATTATGCGAGAAAAAGGCTATAACTATCAAAGAAGTTTGAGAGCGTTGTGTGGTGACATCGACGGAAATGTACTTTCAATGGCATATGTACAGTGTTCTTTGTTAGGAATAGATGCGATATTTGAAAGAAAAAATGCGCTAAGTAATGAACCTGCAACAGATGTATGGTTTACACCGTTTTACGCTTTGAATAGAGCAAAAGAAAAAGAAACGCAAAACACATTAGAAATACTAAAAGAAGTAATGGAACTTCTGGAAAATAAAACAAGCAGTTCATTTACTGAACCAGAACAGCTGTCATTATTTTAGAAAGTGAGTGAAGAAAATGATTCCAAAATTTAGAGCATATTCAGCAGAAGAAAACATAATGTATTATCCAGATGAAGATAAAAATGTAGAATGGACTATTGATGATGATACAGGATTTATAGCACCTCTTATCAACTTAGGAAATGGCATGTGGGGAATGATTGATAAGTATGTTCTTATGCAATCCACAGGATTAAAAGACAAGAACGGCGTTGAATTTTTTGAGGGCGATATTGGCTGGGATGACCATCTAGAAGTGCACGGACAAGTAATTTTTGAAAACGGTGCATTTAAATATGAGTGGGACAATATATCTGAGGATTTATTTGAAGTTACCGACGATATTGAGATTGTTGGTAATATCTACGAGAATAGTGAGTTATTGGAGGGATCGGAATGAGTGATTATTTAGATCGAATAAAAAAGATAATGGAGCTTAAATCAAGAGCCGAAGCGCTAGAAGTTATGGAAGAATCCTTGAAAAAAGGGTTTAAATATGTGGTCAGAGACTGCGACAGCGAATATCTTTCCTTTTTTTCCTTGAAGCCTAAAAAATATATGGACCTAGGTTCGTGGGGTTATGTTAATGAAAATGCACAAGGTGCATTGCCATCAATTGTGGTTCTTAGAAATACAGATATTACTGAAATTTCATGGAGTAATAAACAACCGATAATAATTACTGAATTTTTGAAGTATCAAAAAGCTGGACTAGAAGACGAACTTTTCAGAGTGGAGGAAGCAGAGTGAAACAATTTAATATTGAATTAGTAAGACGTGACAAAGTGAAAGTGGAGCTTGATCCAAATTTTTTCAACGAGGAACGGTTTAAAGAATTCCGTCAGTTCTTTTATGACTATGAAACTTTGGAAGAAATAGCAGAGTATATCACGTTTAACGTTGTGCATAATAACGAAACTTTCATCGATGGTATTGGCATACCTCTGAGAAATGGAAAACGGCCATATTGGCTAAAGAAAGATGAAGAAGTAAACGAACACGTAAACGTTATTTATAACAGTTATGATACTGAGATTGAGTATGAGTAGGAGGAAGCATAGTGAAACGATTAAAAATAAGCTATATAGATTTAGCTGTAATAATTGAAAGCATCTATTACGGAGGAGATGAAGATGTATCTGATATTGAGGACTTATTGGAATATTTGCGTAATAATGGACATCTGTCTACTGTTTTAACAGTTTCAAGGGGGATTAGCGATGAATAAACAAGAATTGATTGAAACGTTAGAATGCTTAGAAGTTCCTACAGATAGTCTTGATTATTTGAAAGGTGCTGACTATGCCAACGAAAGAGCAATTAGCTTAGCAAAACAACTAAAAGAATCGAAAAAAGCTGTATTACCTAAAAGTGCCGATGAATTTATCAAAGAAGGTTTATCAATGGGTTCTGATAAAGTAGACATTATCGATTCCGCAGTTTCTTTCTCAAGTGCAATGCCAACTGCTGAATTTTCTATGTGGTTTAAGACAAACGGAGATTTATTGATTGATGCATTAGCTAACGGTTACGAAATCGAGAAGGAACCACTATATCACGTTTTATTACCAGACAAAGGGGCGACTAACANAGGATATACTTTTTTAAATTTAGCGGGAACAATTGATTTTAAGATATGTAAGGAANAGGTAGATATGTTAACAGAACAAGAAATCAAAGCAATTGACGAGCGCTATTGGGCTTTTGCTGTGAAAGTTGATGGTGAATAGATGGTAATAGAAGAATTGAAATTTACAACGCCAAAACAAAAAGAATTATTCAAATCAATCGTAGAGGATAAGCACCGATTATTAGACAATGAAATCGAAAAATTATATGAGCAGTATTTTAAGCCGGTAGATTCGAGAAAAATTGAAAACTTAATTAATGGGAAAATGGAGGCTGAATAAATGATCAAATTTAAAGAATTCAATACTCAACCTTACGATGTTCACATTACTAGATTTTTTGAAGATTTAA